CTGAGTCATAAAAAGATTTGTATTTTGTCATATCATCGTCTACTTCATTCAATGTATTTTGAAGGACTGTTATTTTTTCATCAAAAGATAAGATTTCAGAATCTAAATTCTCCTCATATTTTCCAACTGATGATTGAGGAGTTGTACTGTTGCTTGTGTAGTCGCTGTTGTTGTCTTGGTTTTTTTCAATTCTAAAAACTCGCATCATGTTGCGTCTGTAGTCGTTTTGATCCATTTGTGGATTATAATAACTTGGAAAAACTGGCATTTGTTAATATCTATATATTCTAAATAGAGATATTAAAAAAATTATAATATTTGTTTTGCACCTTATAAATTTTCATTTCTTTTTCAGTGAGCGTAAATGTGCCATAAATTCTTTTGCTTCTCGACTGCCTTTGACTAATTTGGTCCCTCTGACTGAATCCATATGTTTTTTGGCTTTTTTGGATCCTTTGATGAGGTCGTGTCTGCCTGCTGCAGCCAGGGCTAATGGAGCATATTCTAAAGCGGTCTCTGCTGCAGGTGCTAAGTAATTTGTTAGAGCTGTTGCGCCATATTTTGACAACGCTGGAACAACTGCGCCTTCAAACGATTTAGTTACTACTCCTGGTACAGATTTAATTAAACTATTGCCTGTAGCAGTGCCTACTTTTGCAACTGTTTTTTCTGCTTTACCTACATCTCGAGCAAAGTTTTTGAGTGAGTATTTTCCACCAATCATCATACCATCTAATATATCGTTGCCAGCTAATATTCCTCCTCGTCTGATTACTGGTCTAGCTCCACCAGATAATTGATCAATATCATAAATTTTACGATAGATGTTTCTTGCTTTTATAGTTAACATTTTGTATATATATCATAACTATATATATTTTATTATTTTCATGGATGTTCTTCACATAACGTATTTGTTTAATTTGTGGATTCTTTTTCCACCTGATTGACTTCCACCTGATACATATCCACCAACTACTTGTTGTGCTGGTTCGTTTGCACGTGCTGAATGTTTGAGTAAGAAGTTATCTAAATTGGTTCTCATACGTCCTTGCATATTTCCTCCTGCTTGAGAATGAAGATCGTCAATATGTGCTGATGAGTCTTTTGCATTTAATACAAGATTAGCATTTAAGAGTCCTATCTCAAGAGATGATTGCATATTTTCGGTTATTAGGATTCCGGATTCGACGCAGATACAACATAAATCTGGTATTATTACTCCAGCATCTGGTGTGCCATTTGCATTTTGGTAGTTGGATGTTACAGTGATATCATATCTGAATACACCTTGATATTGAGATCCTGGAGCAAGCATATCCGGAAGTCCTAGGTCACATGCTGACAAGAAGTCCTAGGTCACATGCTGACAAGACGAGAAGAGATCCAAGAGTTGGAACATTCTGGCTTCCAGTTGCTTGAGCGACATTAGCAGCCTGAACTGTTGAAGTAATTGCTGCATTTCCACTCCAGTCTAAATAACTCATTTTTAATCCGTTTTTTACGCTGATACGATACAAGTCCATAGTATTCATATTGCTCAAAATCCCCGCTTTATTGTTGTAATAGACATTTATGCTTTGGATTCGCTTTATTGTTGTAATAGACATTTATGCTTTGGATGGTAAAATAGGCGTTTGTTGAACATGCTGTCATCTTAGAGATCGGCATCTTGACATAAATTAAAAATAAATCAGGTACAACAGCTAATGATATTGAATTTGAGGACAATAATTGTGGATTTCCTGTGGTTCCGGCTGTTGTAGGTTGGAATTGCTTTCCAGAAGAATTTAGATATAGCGTGTAATTCTCGTAAGGAACAACATTTTTATTGGGGATACGTGCAATATCTGATGGTTGTGCAGTTAAAAAATTGAAATTCATGGAGACATTTGCAAACATTTGACCTGCTCCGCCTGGTGCATTTGCGGTTCCTTGTGTGACTACAGTTGATGGGTAAATGGTTGACCAAAATCTGAGTAGTTGTGAATCAATTGTGAAATTGAAATTTAATTGAGAAATGCCGTAAATTGCTGCATTATTCTTTGGATCAGGAGAAAACACAAATGGAGATAAATTCATAATGGGTTCGCTTACTGTTGTTTTGCATTCTATCACCCAATAATCAGAAATGCCGTAAATTGCTGCATTATTCTTTGGATCAGGGGAAAACACAAAAGGAGATAAATTCATTATGGGCTCGCTTACTGTTGTTTTGCATTCTATCACCCAAGAATCATGAACGCTTGTTGAGTATAGACTAGTATCGGCGCCTGTGACTGTTGCAGCAGCTGTCTTTATAGAATGTGCAATCGTTAAAAGAGTAATCGGTGTCGCTCCGCGTCCGTAAAGGATCTCATCGAATCCTGATGTAGTGTAATCGGCAATTGGGTTATTTGTTGTTCCCGCAGCATTTTGGTAGTACAGATAATTCTTGTCTGGATATGCTGCTGTTTGTAAATTGTATTTACATAGCGTTTTTGCATCAGTGAGTTGTAAAAGTTGTGGAATAATTGCTTGAGACTGGAGGGAAACATTTGTGTTATTAACGATAACAGATGAGTTGAGGAATGATTGATTTAGTGGAAAAGATTGCAAAGCATTGAAACCAGGACAAAATGCCAACACACCCGCGGGAACGCCTCCGGCAACAGTGGCTGATCCAATTCTTACTGTAAAATACATATCAGCTTTGATATAGATCTCTCTGTCAATGAGGATGTTAGGAGATGGAATTGGACATGCAAAAATAAGAGCAGAGTTTGAGATGGAAGTTGCATTGTAAGCTTGTTTTGTGATATCCGCTCCAGATCCGTAGACGCCGATAGCTGGTTTATCAGTGATGGTTGAAATTCGACTATCAGTGATTCTTATTGTAGAGAAATTGTCTGCAAGTTGCATTTCGTATAATTATATATATATCTATAACATATTTTTTTTTGAAAACATAATTTTAATACTTGAACTACAATTTGACAATAAACGAAATGGAGTCATCATGCCTAGCTTATTCTTGTAATACACCTGAACATCTATATTCTTTATTGGTTGAGATCCATTTAGAGAAATCATTCGATAGACAGCAGGTTGATATAAAAGAGTTGGAGAGTATTGACCATCAGAGATCATATCTGTAATGATATTGGCATAATTTGCACCAGTTGACGTTACATTCACATTTACTCCATCATAGTAGATCAATGGATTTGCCAAACTGTTTTTGTAGATGGGTAATGTATTACTACAGAAGACGATGGATGATATTGGCGTCCAAATTCCAATAGTGCTGAATAGTTGGACAACTTGAATCGATATATATGGAGTAATAGTAGGATCTGGAAATATTGGAATCTGAAGTGTGTTCAATCCACTTGTTGTATCTAAAACCTTGATCAAGTTATTTTTTCCATTTTGAATACCTACATTTCCTAGTAAAATTGCATTGAATGAGTAGAATAGATTGAATAATGATGCATTGAAAAAAATTTGTATGTAAGATGATCCACCTGGTCCAGTACCTAATGGGTTTGCGGTATTTGTTTGAAACCCTTCGACATCGCAACTAATTATTGCTGAATTTGTTGTGCAATCAAAAATCATGAAGGGGATATTTGATGTAGGCATCATCAATCCAGCAATACCGACATTTGTTTGCAATGATGTAAAACAGTTGACAAAACATGTATTCACTAAATCAACAAACCATTGATAATTGTAGATATCATAATAGAAGTTTGTGTTATCGGGTAATCGTGAATTATTTAGAGAAGGTCCAGTTGGAACAGGAGCATTTTGATTTTGTGGGATCCAGTTTATATAAGTTTGTTGTGAATCTACTCCTTTATAACTCATGGTCATAGAATAGACGGTCAAATTTGGGTTTGGTTGGTTGAGTTGTATCTCTGACGTAAAACAAGGGATTGATAAAGTGTCAAGCTGGAAACGGACAATAGACATCTCATAAAGACTTGCATCAGTAATAAGTGGAGACTCTCTAACCTCATTAAATAAAACAAAAGGCGGTGCTGTCGAGTCCGATGCATAATTTGCGATTTGGATATCGTAATAAACTTTTGATGGATTACTCATTTTTAATTCTATATAATATATAATATGAGACAATATATATATATTAAAAAATGAACAAAATCAATTACTCAATTACAAATACAGATATAGATAAATATCTAGGAAATGGTCATATCATCAAATACTGTGATCTCGAAAAATACGATGATATTTCTGATGTCTTTGGTGATGATGCGTATGTCGTCATATTAGTACAAAGCAAAGCAAATAACGGGCACTGGGTTTGTCTATTACAATACGACGATGGAACCGTCGAACAATTTGATTCTTATTCTGGAAAAATTGACAGCGAACTCAAATATATTTCCGAAGCCCAACAAGAATTATTAGGTGAAGATGAACCCCTTTTGACACAACTAATAACACGATCACGATGCAAAACAGTATGGTCAAAATATAGATTTCAAAAACTAAATGATAATATTGATACATGTGGTAAGCATTGTCTGTTACGCATCATAATGTTTGTTTTGGGTCATAAGACGATAGACCAATACACAACATGGTTCAAAAATCTTGCAAAATCACAAGGATGTTCAAACGACGAGCTCGTGTGCAGGTTGATCACCTTTTGATTTTTGGAATTTAATTTTGAAAAAAAATATGTGCTATAAATATTATAATAACAATGTATTCTAATATGAATAAGTTTAAAAAGCTAGACAAAATTATGCCAAAACATATTATTGACAATAAAATAGTTGAATACTTTTACTCTGT